CTCAACATAATATAATATAGCCTTATGACAAACATTGTTGCAGGTTCTCAGTCGTTAGTAATCGTTGAATTCAGTGATCCAACTAACAATCGTGACTATCTCAAGACTAAAGAGTTTTTAACTGACATAATGAATGTATCAATTGAAAACCTTGTTCGCAGATGTCATCAGGATTGCATCATTCTCTATAAAGGCTCAGAATATGAATCTTGGATAGAATATATGCAGTTATGAAAGTTCAAAAGAAAACAAAGATATTATTCCTAACAGGACTAATATTCTTTCTTCTCGGTATATTATCTGATCCAACATCAGTTATATGTTTTGGTATTGGTGTATCATTAATGTCAATATCAATATTTGCCGAGATGTAAACAAACTAATAATTCCCGGAGAGGATACGAGTAACCACGTGGACACACGCAGTTAGTTGCTCTGGAACTCACATGTCAGAGGATGCTCTTGATATGAAGTGTGTACTGCCGGGAATTATTTTACTTGACTTACCAATAACATAATATATAATGAAAAAACTAATCTTGTTAACGACCCTGATCATAGCTATCACTATCTCATGTGAACCAAATGATCCTGCAGATGAATTCTCATTCAATGGTATATGGGAATATTATTCTGGTTACTCTTATCCTACCATTAAGTTGGTTGTGAATAACAATACTGCTATCAATATTGCTTATAATGACCACAGCAGTACATGTAATACTTGTACTTACACAATATTATCATCTGTAATGGATGGTGATACCTTAAGAGTGCAAGCGAAGAACGATACGTATTTCCTTAATTTCATTTCATACTTCACAAATGATCAGGATATTATGTGGGGAAGGATGATGAGAGGATATACAATTAAACCAATCAGATACGACATTCCACCTTTAAAATTTACAAGAGAATGATATCATAGGTACAAAACTTCACCTATAACGGTTTCTTTGTACAATTCAGAAAAGGATTTGCAAAGTATACTGTTAAAGAGTTCATTAAATGGACTCTTGATCCCGGAATAGGATTATTCATGTGTTCAGATAAGCAAGAAAGATTAATTCCTTCATGCTGTCTGGATACTGAATATCGTAAAACATTACCTGAAGAGCCTAAACTTAATCCTTTTGCAGGTATAGGTGTATTATTCGGTGAACCATCCAAATCATAAATGAAATGGAATCAAAGGAATTATTTGACTTGCTGGCAGGCATTATTGCACCAGTAGTCTATTCTACACCCAAGAAGAAAAGAAAGAGGGTAAACAAATAACGTCGGATTGCATCCAAGGTTGTGATAATAGCAATCTGATAGTTATGGTGCGTGGGAATTGGATAAACGCCTACGTAAATAAATAGGTTTGTCTAAATCAATTATTCAACCGGGAGAGACCTCTTCCACCCCTAACCGAGGAGGTTCTCTCTTTTAATTTGACTCTAACCAATACATAATATATAATGGATAACAATACCTACAAACAGCTTCAGCAACGCAGACAGGATAACAAAGGTCCTATAGCTGATTTTCAGAATGCGAGAAAAATCGTAATCGGTAATGCAGATCCCGACAGAAGAAAAAATCTGCTTCTCAATGCCGAATATGGTTTAGGCAAAGTTGAGAGAAGAGGAAACCATTTAATTTATACTGTTGGCAGTGATGAGTATGGATACATTCAGTATGTCATTCTCGATGCTGCTACAGCTTTACCCGGAATTAACCCTCCACATGAACAACGATGACAACAACTACCAAGACTTTTTCAAGGAAAAACTCTATGGTGGGTTTGTTAAGTTTTTACTTGACAAATTAGGTAGTGCAAAAGTTATTGCACTAATTGGTGACGACCCTGTATTCACAAAAAGAGGAGTACATGTGCAGCTCCGAAGACTGTTCAATGAATTCTTGTCTCAAAACAAGAGTATCGAAAAAGTCTACGCTGCAAATGATGGGAAGTGTTATTCACTGCGTAATATAGTGAATGAGACACTTCTGTTTCCTGTCAATGTGAATGATGATGAACTGATGGTCAAAGAAAATTTACGTCCACCAGTATTTATTCCTGCTGATATGAATTTCGTAAGAGCAGGTAAGAACACAAAGCGTACAGCAGAGCCTATAAAGAATCAGGTTCTGAAAGGAGATTGGAAAGAGCACAAGTTTGGTGCACCTGTGAAGCTTGTCGTGCATTTTAAAAAGAGTTATGCAAAGTTCTTTGGAAAAACTACAGTCACATTTGACGTAGAATCCAAGGAAGAGGTTGCAGACATTCTTTTCCACAGATTCAAAGACAAAGTAGCATTTGCACAATGTCAGGGACACAAGTTTGAATTTGTAAAACGCACAGAGCATCATGGGACACATTCCAAATTACACAATCCGGTACAACAGTGATCCAAGAATTGTGACTGATAATCACAAATCGGATATTCTGTTTCTCCTTGATACTGATGAAAGGAGCTTCGATAACATTGATGAGGCAATTCATTTTCTGTCTGAGTGTATAAATCCAATAACAAAAGTTGAGGATATAGTACCTGAGGTTAAGAGAATAAAGAAGCCTGAAAATCTTGATTGGATTATGCCTGAATCCCGTATCAGACCAAAACATGTTTTAATGGATGATATTGAGGATAAATATACCAATCAGGATTGTTGCAGGTGGAGATAAGTCAGAGTGCCCTCAAGACTATAACAAAAGGGGTGAAGCTGCTGATGCTAATTATCATCAGTAAGCAACCGGAGTAATGACTGTCCGGTATTGGTAATGATACGGTTAGAGATGATACATATCTCATATAAAAAGAAAAGTGACCGAAAGAATCAATAAAGCAGTTATTTAAAATGATTGCAACAAAACACGCTGAGATACTCTGGTATGCTCAATAATAGCTCATAGAGCCGTGCCAGAATGCAATCGTCATTTAATAACTAACAATTATGAAAATAAGATACGTCATTAAAGATCTTGGTTGGAATAAATACTATCAACAAGAATATGATATGTTTATAAGTAACATATCAGTTTCTATGAAAGGTGGTATAGTATTCGCAACTGAATATATGTCAGAAGAAGATGCTAATATGGCTATAGTATGCCATTTACCCAGAGGATCATATCAAGTGATTAAACTTTATATAAAAGAGTAATCTACACAAATTTCAAAATGGGGGTGACCTTGGTTTTGACAGCAGTGTGAAAGTAATTATTGCGACAGGTATTGGTTATTACCATAAAGAACCACAATCAATAAAGGACAACGTAGTTAATATGTTTCCTGCTCAGGCTTTAAAAGCCGCTGCGTAAGTAGAATGAGCCGGGTGCTGATAACCTTGGAACAGAATACAGCATACGCAATTTTCTGCATTTATGTTTACTAATGCAGATGGTGGAGCAAGACTGTCCTCAGTCCCGCTTGTCCGTAGATAACGGAATATTGTCGTAGATATAATTATCATTAATATTGTTGGACGTGGGTTCGATTCCCACCACCTCCACATAGTACTAACTAAATTATTAATCAAATGAAAAAAACAATTTTTGTCGTTTATACTAATTCAGTTGCTGCTGGTGTAATAACTAACAGAAACTTGAAGAGGTATGCATTCAACACAGATTCTGAAGTTAAAGTAGGAGATGTTGTTGTATCAAAGGATTATGACACAAGAATGGTTGTTGTCAAAATCTTGGAAAAATCTTACAAATACTATGACAGAGTTACAGGAACATCGTCAAATGAAATCACATCCACTGGGATGTACGAAATCAAAGACATAAAAGTTGTTGACGATGTTAACAATGAAGTTGTAGTTGCAGCCAGAATTGGAACAATTGCTTAAATATATACTTAGAGGTATATGAAAATAAGCAGTTAATCCTTCTACATGTCTTATTCACAAGAACTAAAAATGTACTCCGATTAAGAGACAAATGATCTTGCAGATGTTATTAACATGATTTATTAATTTTAAAAACAACGTACCATGAAACTTAAAGTATCAAAATGGGAAGCAAAGGCTGGTAACGAACTGACAGCCAACGGTTTAATCAGGGTTAACCCTAACAAACCAGAATTCGGTTCACTTATGCTGATCTCAACCGTAGCAGCTCTGTCCAATGGATTCATGAATGTCAAAAACAAGGTCGGCTTTGTTGTCGGGCGTGTTGCTGATCTGACAAACATGATCAAGGAATACGGTCTCAAGGAAGGTGATGACTTCTCCGCAAAGGTTGGTCCTCACAGGATTGTAACCATTGAAAAGCTGGAGTCGGAAGCTCCTGCAAATCAGGGTTACCGTGAGAAGGTCAATCCTACCACAGGTGAAGTTCTTACCAAGAATGGTGAAGCCATTGTGTGGAAAACCGAGGTTGTCGCTGAAGGTTCTGACATTCAGGATTCTTACATCAAGCATGATGTGGAGACTGAAGATGCAGCCATCAGGGAGTTCCAGACACAGACTGCTGCAGACAAGAAATAATGTCCAAAGCAATTAAGGAGATTCCCTCTCAATTATGAGGGGGAACTCCTTTATTATTAATTCTAATATAATTTATTATGAGCACTAATGTCAAACAAGTATGGGTCTACGATATCGAGCAGTTCAAGAATTACCATTGCTGCACGTTTAAGGATAGAGATAATCCTCAGGATATCAGACAATTCGTGATTTCTAAACCACGAAACGACATAGAAGCATATTATAAATTTTTAAATGAAGAAGTAGCAGGATTAATAGGATTTAATAATGTGAATTTTGATTACCCGTTATTACATACTCTAATGCATATGATGAAAGGATACTCACATGGTATTATAACACCAGATCCTGATATGATTAATACATTGCTTGTAGAAGATATGAATTCAATATTACAGGAAGAATATAGTGCAGTACCTGAGAATGAAGTAATAATACCACAACTTGATTTATACAGAATACATCACTTTGATAATAAAGCTAAACATACAAGCTTGAAAGCTGTTGAAATAGCAATCAGATTTGATAATGTGCAGGACATACCGTTTGATCCTGATCACGAAATATTACCTGAAGAAGGAGAATTAATACTTGCTTATAATCTCAATGATGTTGAAGCAACATATGCATTTTATTTGCTTACAAAAAATATGATTGAGCTGAGAAAGAAGCTCGGACATAAATACAATATCAATTTAAGGAATGCAAATGATCCAAAGATTGGTCAGGAGATATTCGGAAGACAGATAGCAGCCAAGAAACAATGGAGCTATAAATTTATCAGGGATATGAGAACATATCGCCATTTTATAGATTTAAGAGATTGTATATCACCTTATATCTATTTCAATTCCAAAGAATTCAATGAGTTATTGGAATACTTAAAATCGACAGTAATTGAAACTACATATAATGCTTTTGAAAAGTCAGTCATATATAAAGGATTCAAATATGATTATGGTACAGGTGGGATTCACGGCTGTATCGAACCCGGAATATATGATGAAGATGAAGAATACATGATACTGGATATAGATGTCAAATCATATTATCCAAATCTTGCTATTAAAAATAGATTTTATCCTCAGCATCTCGGACCAGAGTTCGTAGATGTATATGAAGAATTGTTTGAGGAGAGGATGAAAGCTCAGAAAGAAGGAGATCAGGCAACAAACTCAGGATTAAAACTTGCATTGAATGGTGTATATGGTAAATCAAATGATAAGTTCAGCTTATTTTATGATCCCAAATATACTATGCAAATAACAATTAATGGTCAATTATTGTTATCAATACTGGCAGAGACATTTGTTGACAATATTAAAGATCTTACAATGTTGCAGATTAATACAGATGGTATAACAGTGAAAGTCAAAAGAACAGATAAAGATCTGTTATTATCATTATGCAAGAGATGGGAAGAAATGACAAGACTGACTCTTGAATATGCAGAGTACAGTAAAATGGTCATAAGAGACGTAGAATTATTTGCGTCTTAACCTTGTGAACTCAGGGAAACCTTAACAAGTAATATTGAAGGCAATCCTGATCCAAGCCTTAGAAATAAGGAAGGAGCAGAGACTATCGAAAACACGTATAAATTAATACGGAAGTGAGTAGAGTACACTTAAGTGTGGAAGTGCAAGGCAATTATTAACTTTGTTTGGTTTTAACAATTATATTTCTTATCTTTACAAAAAGATAAAAGTATGAAACCAGACATTAAACATCAACGATGTGGAATTTATTGTATTAGAAATTTAATCAATAATAAAGTTTATATCGGTAAATCAAAAAATATTTATAAGAGAATTCATCAACATCTCTATGATCTAAAAAATCAAAGAGATAATGAAAATATTTATCTACTTAGAAGTTGGGTAAAATATGGTGAATTTAATTTTGAATATTTTGTTTTAGAGTATCTTGAAGAAGATGAAGAATTAGTAGCTAAACGAGAATTATACTGGATGAGTATTTATAACTCATTAGATAATGGCTATAATTTGAGATCAGATTCAGATTCAAGAATGATAGTTCATAAAGAAACATCTACAAAAATATCTAATAGACTTAAAGAAGAATGGTCCAAAGGTATCAGAAAAGATCACGGTAAGAAACTATCAGCTAATTGGAAAAGTAATCCTGAAAGAAATAAAATACAATCAGAATTGTTTTCCAAACTAAAAACAAAATATTTATATAAAATAAATAATGAATTACTTGATTATACTCAATTAAAAGAATTAGGATTTCAAAATGTACAAGCTACTTTTTATAAAAAGAAAAGTAATATTGTTATTTATAAAAATACAATAATAGAAAGAGTTAAAATTGAAGATATAGTCCGACACTCTGAGAAATCAGAGATAACAGAAATGAAATAATTATCTTGCTGTAACCACAGAAGGTAAAGTTAAACCAAAAGGTTGCTTTGAAATTGTCCCTATGCAGAATGGAGCTATTGCATATAATAAGGATTGGTCAATGAGAATTGTACCTAAAGCTCTGCATTTATATTATCTCGACAATATTCCTATTGAAGAAACAATACTTAATAACTATCAGGCTGATATATATGATTATTGTTTAAGTTTCAGAGCACATGCAGGATGGGAAATATGGAGAGAATTTGTTCAGGATGGAGATCGCTTCAGAGAAAGACAACAGAAAACCATCAGATATTATATTTCTAAACAAGGCAGTACACTGTTAAAAAAGAATACTGAAGACAGGCGTGAAATCCTATTGAATGTAGGAAAGCTTGCTACAATATTCAACAGGTATGAGAAGAAAGAAATGAAAGATTATGATATAGATTACTCGTTTTATATAGCTGAAGCGAATAAGATTAAGAATGCAGTTTATTCAGGACAACTAAAACTATTTTAATATGGCAGTAGAAAGAGAGAGCTTAACAGGATTCGGAGAATTTGTTCTGCGATTCCTGAATGTCGCTATTGATGTAAATGAGATTAAATGGGATGATGTACTCAAAGCCTATCATAAATACAGAAGAGATCATATAATGAACGAAAATGAAAAACGTATTGATCTTTTCAGACCGGGATTAGTTTATATTAACTGGGTTGTATCAAAATATTATGATGTTGATCCTTCAATAATGAGAGGAGGAGAATCCCGTAAAAGAATATCGACGAAACCTCGTCAGGTAGCTCATTACATAGCAGTAGCCATATTTAAATTTACTTATCAGAGTGTAGCAGATTTCTATAATAAGGATCATACTACAATTCTGCATAGTGTAAAAACAGTGCGAAACGAAATAGATACTAATAAGAACTACAGAAGTGAGATTGTAAGCATAATTAAAAAACTAAATTATGGAAATAACAACCAAGGAACAAGTACAAAGGGAAGCATTGGAGAAATTCAAAAAGCTTCATAAAGGAACTATTTGTCTGTCTACTGGAACAGGAAAATCCAAGGTAGCAATAGACTTTATCAGAGAAACAGAAGATGTACATTTTGTTCTGATTACCTCACCCCGCACAAATCTACAGGATAACTGGAGAAAAGAATTGCGTAAGTGGGGTCTGATTGATGCCCCCCTTCGCTCTGAAAAGAGATGGAGAATTAAGGGTACTGAGAGATATGTATGGATAGTTATTGAAAATGTTCAAACCGCCTACAAATGGAAGAATGAGAAATTTGACCTGATCATAGCAGATGAGATTCACACAATGATGACACCTGAATATTCGGCTTTATTTGAAAGAACACAACATAAATATCTGATTGGTCTTACGGCTACACATGACATAACTTCTAAGAACGACAAGGGTTTCTACTACAAGAAATACTGTCCGATCATCTATGAATATTATGACAGTGCTGAAGATGGACTGATAAACAAAACGAAATTCTTCATTGTGAACCATTCACTGGATGATTCTGTGAATGTTACTGTAAAGGTCGGGAAGAAGACCATGCAGGAAGGAGAACTTCATTACTATACGTATCTTACTGAACGTATCAAATCGGGTCAGAAACGAATGATTGCACAAGGTTCTGATAATTGGTTTGACGATGCAAGAGAATGGTTTTGGAATGGTAGAGGAACAAAAGAACAGAAATTTGCAGCAATGATGTATCTTAATTCCATCAGAGCAAGAAAAGAGTTCCTGTTGAATTTACCGTCCACAGCAATGATTGCAAAGAAAATCAAAGAAGGAATCCTCAGAGATAATCCGGAAGCAAAGGTTTTAATCTTTTCCGAATTAACTGCTCAGGCTGATAAGATTACTAAGAATACTGTTCATTCAAATAACCATAAGGACCGTAATCAGGAACTTATAGATGGTTTTAATGAGGGTACAATACGTGATCTTGGAAGCTGTCGTTCCTTAACGCTTGGGTTAAACCTTAAAGGTGCAACTCATGCAATAATGGAATCGTATATAGGATCTGCAACACAATCGAAACAAAAGAAAGGAAGATTAGACAGGCTTGGAACTGAGGATGTCGCAGAAATGTGGATCATACGTGTAAGCGGAACTCAAGCTGACAGCTGGTTTGAACAGATGGTCAAAGGTTTTGATTTGTCGGATGCAGAGTATTTTGACAGTGAAATATTTCTTCACGATGGATTTGACTACAAAGAACGAATCATTAAAGGCGATAACTTCAGAGACGAAGATAGAGCCTTTGGTAGCATTGCTTCAGGAAGAATATCCGAAGGAGAATTTCCAGAATCCGAAGATGCTATGTGACTTGCTTAACAGTAAGTTTGGAACAAACTACACAGAATCAGATATTCATGATTACCTTATTTACAAACGTTATGAGGACGATATGAACTTCATTGAAACTGAAGATGCGATACTCATACACAAACATTCTTATGCAACATGAATAATGAATATGTAACACTCTACCTTGAGAACAAGCTTGATATAACATTCTTCGAGTTTGTTCTCTTGGTTTTAGTTTATCAGAACGAAGAAGCCGTTTTAAAGAACTGTTATGATGAGGATTTTATGACATTTTCTCAAATGATCAAAAAGCTTGAATCATATGGTTATTTAAAGTGGCACGGCTCTGATGCAAAAGATATCTCTCTTCGTAAAAGAGGAGAAGATTTATTTGCAAAACTGTCCAAGAAGAAAAGAAAAGCGATGCCTGATGTCGCACTGTGGATTGACGATTGGAGAAAGATATTTCCAGAAGGTGTAAACGCAGGAGGTTACAGGTATCGTGGCAATAAGTTGGAAGTTTTAAAGAAAATGGTTAAATTTGTAGCCACTTACGAGTATTCCAAGGAAGAGATATTTGAGGCTACAAAAAGATATGTTGAAAGATTTGCCGTCAGAGGTTACACTTATATGCAACAAGCACATTATTTTATTGACAAAAAAGATGCAGGATCTAATCTTGCCTCGGAATGTGAGACATTAAGAGAGAAACCAAATAAAGAAGAAGTTCGTATCTATGGCGGAACAATCATGTAAAGTTTTACCTTTCATACCAATCAAAGACGCTGCAAGACAAGAATTAAAATACATCAAAGGAAGATTGGATGGTCACATCAAATCACTTAAAACCCCTTGGTCGAGTTTTAATAAAGCAGGAATGGATGGTGTAGAATGGGGAAGTATCATTACAATTGCAGGTATGAGTGGTAGTGGAAAGACTGCTATTCTTAATGAATTGGAAACAGGATTATTTCAATTGAATCCTAATGAAAAATTCGCTGTCCTCTCATTTAACTTTGAGATGGTGGCAAGAAGACTTGTTGGTAGAAAGATATCAAAAGGTCTTAATAAAACAGTTAAACAACTCTACAGTGCAGATCTTATCCAGAAAGAAAGAAACATGACTGCAGAGGAATATGCAAAGGCAGTAGATTATACAAAGCAGATTATTGATGCACCAGTATGGTATGTAGATATACCGGGAACAGTGCAGGAAATCAAAAATACTATTGAACATTTTGCCATGCAAATGCCTGAGAACCTCGACAGAGGTATCTTAGTAACTCTTGACCATAGTATATTGGTAAAGAAGCTTGGTGAGCAGAATCAGCTTGAAACTCTTTACGAGCTTGCTGCAATGTTCAATGAAATGAAGAAGAAGATTAAATCATCATATGTTATCGTAAGCCAGCTTAACAGGAATATAGAAAACGTAGAACGAATCCAGAATAAAAACTTACACTACCCTCAGAAATCAGATGTTTTTGGAGCAGATGCATTATACCAATATTCAGATGTATTTATGATTACCCATCGTCCTGAAATGTTGAACATTAAAACATATGGACAGTTGGATTTACCAGTAGAGGGTTTAATTTATTGGCACTATATCAAAACAAGGGATGGAGACCCCTTCGTTGGAAAAATGAGAAATCTCCTACATATCAATCAGGTCAGAGACTTTGATTGATCAGTATTAACTAAACAAAATGCTTATGAGAGTAAACGTTAAGAAACGTGTACTGTTTACTCTTGCGTTCTTTGTCATTAACTTGAATATTCTGTTAGCTCCGTGTATGGCAGTAACTGAAGAAACGAGAGAGAAAGGATTACAAGAGTTTATTCAAATGTTAGAATGGAGAGAGATGTATGAGACAGTTGTAAACTCAATCAAACGTCAGGAGGGATTTATGGACAGTATGTATTATTGTCCCGGTGGAATTCTAACAATTGGATATGGACACGCTATTAAAACAAGTGAGTTCTTTAACCAGCCATTAACTGAAGCTGAAGCAGACAGATTATTACGTCAGGATTTGGACAGTGCAATCGCATATGTCCAGAAAGTGACAGATCTTGAACATATTCAGCTTTTAGCAATGGGTCATTTCGTCTTTAATATTGGTAGCGGAAACTTTTACAGGAGTACGTTGCGTCAATTAATCATCGCAGATAAACCAATAGATGAAGAGATAATTAAATGGATTCACATTAAGACAAACAAAGGCATTTTCAAAAGTGATTGGTTATTACAGTCACGCAAATTGGAGTTGGAACTTTTTAAATTAGAAACATGAGTGAAATTATTGCAGTAGTAGGTCAAACTGGTACTGGGAAATCAACTTCCATTGAAAGCCTCAACCCTAAGGAAACGGTTATTATCAACATTGTTGGTAAACCGCTTCCTTTCAGGGGTTGGAAACAGGCTTACCTTCCCTTTACTTTGGAAGGAGGAAATTTCTATGTCAGCAATGATTCTGCAAAGATCGTAAAAGCACTGAACCATATCTCTGAAAAGAGACCTGAGATCAAAACCATCGTGATAGATGATTTTCAGTATCTCATGAGTTCAGAGTTTATGAATCGTTCTGCAGAACAGGGATGGCAGAAGTTTACCGACATTGGTCGTCATGCATGGGATGTTATTAATACCGCTAAGAGTTTGAGAGAAAACATGAAGGTATTCATCCTGAGTCACGATGAGAATATGGTAGATACTTATCCTCCGAAAAGAAAAATCAAAACAATTGGTGAACAAACAACTTGCCTAAACTCATTTAATTGCTGGAATATTCTTAGAGCTGCATAAACTACAATAGTAGAGAAATTATACTATGAATGTTTAAAAATTATGCAGATTGGACAATCAGCAGCGAAGCTCCTGTAGGATGGAGAACGTTCACAGACTATCTCCGTGAAGGAGAGTACATTTATAGAAATATATTTGGAAACAGTGAGTATTTTTATATAAAATCTTGCATCTTACCAATTGTTTTATTAAATTTGTAAGATGAAAACAATTAAAATCTATACATTATCACATCCTATTATCTTAGAAATAAGATATATAGGAAAAACAGTTTCAAAACTTGAATATCGACTTGCATCACATATTAGTGAAGCTAAAAAAGGAGACAATAAAAGTCATAAAAACAGTTGGATAATGTCCTTATTGAAGCAAGATTTAAAACCTGTTATTGAATTACTTGATAAAACAACAGATGATGATTGGGAATGGTTAGAAAAATACTGGATCAACCAATTTAAACATTGGAATTTTAATCTTATAAATATGACTGAAGGTGGAGATGGAAATCAAAACCAATTTTTTTCTAAACAATCAATAGAAAAAAGAAGACAGTCATTAAAAAGAAGAATAGATTCAGGTGAAATTGACTATTCAAAATGGTCTGATAAAATATCAAAATCACATCAAGGAAAAGTATTGTCAGAAGCAACTAGAGAGAAATTAAGAAACATAAACTTAGGTAAGAAATATTCTATTGAAACTATTATTAAAAAAAGTAATGGTGGAGTAGAACAATATGATCTTAATCTTAAGTTAATTAACACGTTTTTAACACTTACAGAAGCTTCAAAACAAACAGGTTATTTCAGAGGAAATATATCATCTGCTTGTACAGGTAGATTAAAAACCTATAAAGGTTTTATCTGGAAATATAAAAATAAAGATATAGTCGATACCTAATAGAAATATTGGGATAATATGAAGATGTTGGATGAGAAAGTTACACTTGAAGGATTGTTTACAGTAGTATTATTTACAGATATCGTTAAGGATCAGCAAACAGGAAAACTCGAATACAGATTTATAACTCAGAATGACGGCTCAACAACGAGCAAATCGCCAAAAGGTATGTTTTCGGAATTAAATATTCCGAATGATCTTCTTCTTGTAATAAAGAAAATAGATGAATACTATCAAGGCTAATATATATTTCTAACTTTTAAATAACGAAAACATGAGTTTTAATCCAAATTCATCAGAAAAACAAGTTGTTCAGGAAGGTAAATTGTATACCGGACTTGCAAACATGAAAGTGGTTGCAATAAATCCAAACAAAATGCAGTTAGAGGCTCTTGGTTACAAACCACAGGCAGAGCCAGTGTATGCAACTACCGAAGATGGAGTAAAAAAACTGAGACTGGATTTTTATCTTGCTCATAAAGAGCATTCAATGAGAACCAAGCTTGCTTTCTTCCTCGAAAACAAACCAAGAGTAAATGTAGATGGTACGAAAGCAGAATGGATAAATAATTTTGGTCGTACTGCATGGGGTACTCCTGACGCAGCACCAGCAGGTTTGAAGTGGTTTGATGCTTCTACAGCAAGAGCCGCTAAAGTCGGAGAAGCCGACCTTCACAATTTTCTTATTAACTGGCTGAACATCAGTCCAAATGACGAAGCAAAACTTGATAAGTTTGATGCTCTGTTTCTTGGCGATTACAGCGAATTGAGATCTCTCCTTTCAGGAGCAGGTACAAATGAAGTGAGAGTTCTTCTTACCGTCAGAGATGGAAAATATCAGGCGGTTTATGGAAGATATTTTGACAGAGCTACCAACAAGAGAACCAATTACTGGGAAGCTCATATTAAATCACAAACTGAATCAGGATATCCTCCTAAAGAAGATTTCCAGAACAGTTTTACTTTCCAAGAGTGGAAAGAGCCGACAGTCATGGCTGATGCACAAGAAACCAAAGCCGATTCAGATCCATTTTAATAACTGAAATATGTTTACGCAAGGAGATAAATCTCTGACGAAGGAGAACATTCTGAAGAAGATAAACAGCTATCAACTATTCAGAACATATTGCAGAAATTTCAAAGAACTCAATAAAAAGTTCAGCAGTGAATTTCGCAAGGATAAAGAACCTTCATGCGTTATCATATATTGGGATGGAGATTTATTGTACAAGGATTTTGGTGATAAAAGTTATCGGGTATTTGACTTTATCGGAAGAAAGTTTGAATTAGATTATAATCAAGTATTACAAAAAATAAATGCAGATTTTGGATTAGGTCTCGGATGTAATAGTGGCTTGGATCAGTCTGCGTGTTCTTCTCTGGTTATCCCGGAGAAGACACCGGACGATTCCGAGATAATAGATTTTGCAAAGAAAACGACAGTCATTGAGATACAACCAAGAGACTGGACGAAACAAGACAGAGTATATTGGAATTCATATAAAATACCTTTAAAGCTTCTGGAATATCATAATATTAAGAGTATCAGTCATTACAGGCTTATAAAAAATGAAACAGACATATCCTATTACAGGGTAAATCCTTTCATGCTTGCTTATTCGATTGATTACTATTGGAATCAAGATATATTCAGAAGAAAACTGTACTTTCCACAATCAAAAATAACCAGATTCATAGCGAACGTTGATGCTACCATCGTACAGGGATGGACACTTCTACCAAAGAAAGGTGGAAAAATTCTCTTTGTAACTAAGAGTTACAAGGATATTCTTATTTTTAATCTGTTAGGTTACTGGGCAATTGCTCCAAATAATGAAGGAGCTTATATTCCTTCTCACGTAATGGATAAATTAAAAACAAGATGGCAGCACATTTATGTCTGGTTTGATAATGATGAAGGTGGAATCAAAGGAGCAAAATCTTTTTCTGAAAAATTCAGTCTTTCTATGACACATAATCCTGAAGGTGAACCAAAAGATCCTTCAGACTATGTGAAGAAATATAGTTTGACTAAATTTGATGATCTAATAACAAACTTTTTACGAAATGTTACCTGAAAGAAAAAAGAAACGATATATATGTACGTTTGTTAAGAAAGATCGAAATGGTGAGTTCAAACCGAATGTTGTTGTAATAGCAGCACATAATGAGATATTGGCTCAAGCCATATTATGCGAAACGTATAGTGTTCCTCCTAAGTTCATA